AAAAGTAATCAAAGATGCTATAGCTGTTGCATTTGTGCCACTCCCTCCTGTAATTGTGACGCTTGGAGGACTGGTGTACCCTGCACCCGCATTTGTAAGAGCAATACTTGTTACTTGACCTGTGACTAAAACTGCATTTGCAGACGCAGAACCACTAGAAAAAGTAACAGATGGAGCAGTTAAATAACCTGAACCTGGGTTGGTGACTGTAACCGCAACAACTAAACCACCAGAAATAGTAGCTACAGCTTGAGCCGTTGTTCCACCAGCAACAGTTGGAGGACTAATAGTTATGGTTGGCAAAGACGTATATCCACTACCTCCACTGCCTACTGTAATAGCTGAAACACCACCAGCACCTGTGGTTACGAAAGCTATAGCAGTGGCATTAACTCCACCAGAAGGAGCTGCTGCAATAACTACATTAGGTGCTTCTGTATATCCAGAACCACCATTGGTCACTCCTATAGAACCTACAGAACCTATTTTGTTGGTATTTGTTCCATCCCAAGCAAACAAACCTTTACTAGGGTCACCAATAATAAAGTATTGGTTTTTGTATTGAGCACCAGTCACACCTGAATTGCTGAATGTTCCTGTTATAGCAACATTACCAGCCGTGTTGCCTGAACCTGTAGAAGCAACCAAACTCACATATTCAGCTCTACCATCATCTTCAAAAGCTACCAAATAATCTGTTAAATTGATGTTGGACGAATATAAAGAGGTGACATTGGCTGATGTGACAATGTTGTTAGAACTGTTGCTTGCATAAGTCACATTAGACTGAGAAGACACAATACGAATATTACCGCTACCAACAGGCATAGCGTTCTCAAGCCAAGAGAACTCTTCTTTTTCAATAGCCGTGCGGTTAGCTTTGGTGTTTAACCCTTTGAAAGCTTTAATGATGGCATAGGACTTTTTTTGTTCTGCTGCTGCCATGATTAGTATGGGTTAGAGTAAGGGTCAGGTATACGTCTAGTAAAGGAACTATTGAGAGCAGCCTGAACGTGCTTGTTGTATTCCTGTTTGTAAATCTCTGCCTCACCATAACTCTGCTCTTTGTACTTGGCTTTGTAAGCAGCGTAAAAAGCAACTGGCGTGGTATAGGGGTCATTAATAGGGTCAATGGCATTTGAATCGGCTTGTGTCAAAGGCAAAGGCAATATGACCGTATCCACTTCCATCAAATAACTTTGGTCGGGAACAGGACCAATATAGATTTGTTGTTGCCCGTAAATAGAGAAGGCAACAGGTCTACCTACATAGTTTTGCCAATATCTAAGCTGTGCGTTGAATAACGTCCACGGCATATATCTGAGGGGAATACGTGAATTTCCCCAATAAATTGTGACATTGAGTGTATCTAGTATCTGATTTGTGGTGTTAATTGCTGAATACGGAATAATTTCACACGGTGCGTAATACGTCAGTTGAGCCGTACCATTTGTGAAAGCAGTCTTTGGCGGTGGATTGCCATAACTGTCAGGGTAAGATGGAGCTGTTGTTCCTAAAGTTCCAGAGGTGGTAACTTTGTAAGTATAAATATTACTAAAAATATACTGACCAGAAGTTACAGCCAGACTTGCCGACCACGGAATGGCAGCAGTGCCATCTTGTCCTATGGGTGTATTTGCAATGGTAAGTGTACGAAGGCAACCAGTATCTCTAACGACTCTCTCACGACCATCGTTAATGTCATCCGTTAATTCGGAGTCAGACCAGAATACTCCGTTGGCATCATGCAAGAGCCTACGAACTTCCGTGAGATAGGAAGAGAGAGTTGCCATTTAACTTCCATAGTTTATGCTTGCCTCTGCAAGGATTTTCCCCCCGCATGTCTTTTAACATGCAGAGGTACTACGCCTACAGCCGAGGGTTGATAGCTGTCTTTTTGAGGAGGAGTTGAGGAAATATTAAATTGCGCCAACTTCTCCAAACCTTGTGGTAAATCAGAATGAACTTTTATCCAACCCAAACGAGCTAGATAAGGTTCTTTATTCTCCATACCGTGACCAAAAATGTGTTGTGCAACATCTGGAGATATTTGCACAGTCACACCTTTTTTGAATACATAGGGAACACCACACCAACTGTCTGTCAGTGTGTCATCCCCGTTGTTGGTAACGTAAACGTCTTCCATTAACCTGAAACCGTATCACCAAATACACGAATGTCTACTGTGGCATTTGCTACCGCAGTATTGACTTTCACGTATAAAGTGGATGTGTTGTAACCGTTAATGGTCGTAGAGGCTGCATAGGGACTTGCTATTGTTAAATCTTGAAACTTATCTACAGCAGTCAAATTAGACAACACAGTGGCAGCAACAACCGCATTACTGGTGTTCCCATCATTTGTTGTCAAAATACTCACGTTGCCTAAAGCCACGTTAGCACTTGCATTTTGTACTGTGATTCTTCTCAAAATAACTTGACCAGAACTAGAGGTAGACCCACCAACGGTAAGTCCACCTATAAGAATTGGTAAAGAGACAACAGCATTGCCAGTAGAACCTAGTGACACTTGACTTGCAGAGGCTAAGACAAAATTGCCAAAGCTTACTGGGGTATTTTGTGCTACTGCATCTAGATTAGCCATGCTATGCTTTCTTTAAGTGTTGTAAGTGCCAGATACTGACTGACCACCATTGACTGTTGCCAGTATCATGGTAGTTGCCGTAGCCACTGTCACGTTTGCACGGACATTCACACCGTCAGAAATAATAACACCACCAGTATTGTTAGCCAAAAGCGTTGAGTATGTTGCAACATTGCTTGTGGCATTGTATGCAGACACCGCTTCAATGGTGACATTACCTGTGGGGAAAGCAAGGTAAGTACCTGCTGGAATTAAAACTGTAGTGTTGTTAGCAGTTACAGAAGTTAATTGCCAGTACGCACCTGCTGTGTTGGTCGTTGCGTTAGCAAGAATGATTTTGTTTAAACCTAATGACATGACTATTTCTCCTTATAGTGATAAATAGTTATAGCCAGAAACCCTAGACATTGACTTAGGTTTCACGCTTACCAATTCGGCAATCATGATAACCGCACCAACGTAACCGATTTGCCAGTTAGGTAATGTAGACTCAAATCCAGTAAACACAAATGAACCTTGCTCGTGAATGTACAAGCTCAAGTAGTTTGTGTTAATGAAGTAGACTGCACCTTCTGCACAATAGGGGTCTGGATAAATTGGAACACCAGCGACCATCAACGCTCTGAAAGCTGCTTGAGGACCGTTGTTATCACCGTCAAAGCCTGAGCCTGGGGTAATAACATACTGCTCTTGACCTACAAAGTCTTGAGCCAACAAAGTCCAAGTACCAAATCCGCAAACACCAAACGAAGGCATTTCTGCACCGTTCTTAGTTGTTCCAGAAATGTACTGAAGAATGTTTTGTCTTGTAGGATTCACATTACCTGCGTTGTACACCTTAGATTTCCACCATGTGTAGGTAGTACGGTTGATGTTTCCGTAAGTGACAAGGTTTGTACCGTCATCAATAGCACCAGGCAATCCAATGAACTGCTGAGTGTTAGTGTAGTTGGTGTACAAGGCTGTTGCCATTGCGTCCATCATCACATTGGTTGCATCGTTCATACGAGCTTCAATCAATGGGATAATCGCTGCGTCTTGCTGTACTGCACCCTCCATGCCCAAGAATGGGACGGGAGAAATCATCAGTTTCAAGTCGTATTCAGCGTTATAAGCACCTTGTTGGACAGAAGGCTGGTTGAATGAACCAGAGTAGTCTGACCACTGAGCATTTACAAACTGTGCACCTTGAACAGGGACGGTAATTGAAGAAACACCACCTGAAGCTTGTTGACTGTTTGCAATCAACGCTGCCATCAAGGGCGTGGAGTTGTACAGTTGTACAACGAGTTTGGGAATAAAGGCTCTGCGGGTAACGTAAGTTAACTCAGTAAACTGACTCGACCCCGTTGCTGGCAGAATACCACCACCTATAGCCATAACGACTCCTTAAAGATGGGCATTTCTGCCCCGACAAATTAAACCCTCTTTTAAACTCATAACCCGATTGGTCTGCTCCGTGGATTACGGATTTCAGCCAAAGCCTTTGACGCTTCATTACGAGCAGCATTGGCGGGATTCTTCCAGTACGCAGACAAGTCAAATTTGTTCATAGCGTTTGGATTGTAACCAGATGAGGTGGGCTTGGCAGCTTGTCTCATCCAATTTAAATAGTCAGCAGCAGTCTCATGGTCATGGATTTTCTTCTCCATCATGATTTTTTCTACTTCTGGAATATCATCCTCAGAAGAGACCAAACCTTTTTTGACCAAACTAGCTCTGCGCTTGTTCAAGTCATCAATAGCATCACGCTCTCTAAACTTTGCCTGTAGAGCATCGTTTTCTTGACGCATCTGAGCCAACTCATTTCTAGTCATATCCTTGATTTGAATCTCAGGGATTTGCATATCGGGTTTCACCCGTTGAGTTAGACGCAAGAAATCTTCCCGAGTCTTTGGGTCTTCAGCCATTGTTTGGGCTAACTGAGCCAATTCATCTCGTGCTTCTAATGACAAATTTTCTAAAGACATGACACAACCCTCTTTTTAAATTAAATAACTTTTTTTCCGTCAGCAGGTTTTTTAACACCCATTGCGTTCTTGCTTACTTTGTTTGCACCATCGAGTCCACCCAACTGAGCATATCTTGGTGTGTTGGTTACAACACCATTTTGTTGGTTGGTATCTGTTGGTCTACGTGGGGCTGCTGCGCCTCTTGGCTTAAATAAATCCATGATTACTCCTTACATTGGGGACATTGGGGGTGGGGGAGGCATACCACCACCTTGAGGGGGCATACCAGGGATTGGTGCTTGAGACATCGCTTTACCTTCAGGCGTTGCACCACCTGCCTGGGGTAATGTTTGTAGCATCTGCAAAATTTCAGATTGCTGTAATTCGTTGGTTTTGTTTTTCCGTGGACCGAGGATGCCAGTCAATGTACGGATAGCACCGAGTGCTTTCTGACCTTCTTCCGTTTCAGAACCAAGGGCAGGTAAAGATTGTTCTAGTAAGTCCATCGCCATGCCGAGGTTAATCATCGCAGCCTCTTTGCTTCCCATCTTGGGTTCAGGCGTGGACATGGGTGAAGCCATTGGAGGCGTTTCAGCATCAGACATATTGCCCGCTTGGGGCATAGGTGCGGGTGCGTTGGCACTTCTAGGTCCACGCATCAATTCCATTAACTTGTCTGACGGTACGCTCATACAAAACTCCTTTGTGTCGTTTGTAACCATTTACAAACAACTTGTCAATAGGTGGGAGTTTTTGTGTCGAAACTCCCAAAACGCTACAGAAATCACTTACGTGACTTACGACCTTTACGTGCTTTACGCATGATGTCACTCCTAGGTTGAGAGGAGGCGACCTATTTTAAGGGAAGGAAGCCACACCCTTTTCTTCTTTGCAAAAGAAACTTTTCACAAGGATTATCTCCTTGTTTTTCTGCCCCGTTTAGCTGTCCTGTACATAATGTACTCCTTAGTTGATTAAGAACGTCCTTGTCGGGCGTAGTTCCGTTGGGTTCTACCCCCAGACATAGTTTTAACATTTGGTTCTCTGTATGTCAAGCTAGGCATAGATTCGCCTCTCTTGAGAGTAGATGTGTTGACCCTTGGTTGGTCAGCTTTAGGTTGTGTCTGAGTGTCTGTAGCCATCATCCCACCTGTTTTAAATCTGGTTTACCTTTTGGTTCTGGCTTGCCTTGCGGTGCTTGAGCTTGTTGCTGAGCTTGCTTGGCTTCCATCTTCTTCAATCGGTCTTTCAATAATTGTTTCATAGGAGGCTCAAGTAAGTCAAGCAAAGATTCTTTGTCTATAGCCCCTGCTTTCAACAAATTAAAAGCCAACTGTCTTTGGTCTTCCATAAATATGGGTGAGTTACTGTGAGCATCCACTTTGACCACATAATCTTTGGTAAATTGTTCGGCAATAAACTTTCTGCCCTCCATATCCGTGAAATGCGTGTCATCATAGGCTTGCATACACTTCAAATAGAGTGTGGCAAGCTTTTCAAGGCTGTCTTCAACAATCAACGCCCTCTTTTTAGCTCTTGATGAGCCTAGACGGGCTAATTGTGAAGCATGACCACTGGAACGCACACCAGCTTCCCCTTTACCTTGCAATACATTCACAATACCGCTTGCTTCCTCAAACATAGCGTCTATTTCTTTTATTTCAGTAAATAAATCGGGTGGCATGGTCGGAGCCATCCTATCTACCTTGGCATTGGGCATGTCATTGGAGATAGAACCCCCTGCACGGTTCAATGCAAAGAGTTTTTCGTCCGAAATACCCGTAAAACCAATGAAAGCAGTGGGGGGGTTAACCTGTTTGGACAGCAAATCCAGTATGTCAGTCATCCTATTGTTCCTGAGTTCCTGTAAATACTGGAGCTTTTGCACCTCAGAAGCCCCCCAGTAGTAGTCATATAGGGGGTTAGGAGTGATTTGAACAAAGGGTAATTCCCCTTTTAGGAACAATTGCTCGCCTGGTCTATCGTAAATAATGACATCTGGGTCTGCTTTGGTGACCACTTGGTAGTCAAGAGTCTCGTCATTCCACACCCAAAGCTCGGTCATCTCTACTGTTTCTTCTGAAACCATTGCTTTGTAACGGTTCTGACCCGACAAATCTAGGTTGACATTGCCGTACAACTGGGGGTTTGTCTGGGACATGAGGATTCTTTCCATGCCATTGGCTACTTCTGTACGCTCATGTTGGCTAGTCGAGAGCTGTCTGATGATGGCTTCCCGTCTTGGGTGCTTGTACAGACGGTCATAGAGTTCAGACTTGGTGATGTAGTAGGTTTGCACCAAGGCTTCTTGTCTGTCGGTGTAGGGTGAGTCCTCTCTCAAGACTCCTATGCACTGCGGTTCTACCATGTAGGGGTGGATACCGTTCTTCATAATCAGTTTGACAAAGGAAGAGTTGTAAACCAGTGCCCATGTGGTGGCTGTAGAAAATACTTGGTCAGCGTTGCTATTAAGCCACTCATCATTAAGCGCACGGGTAAGTGCAGGTACTTTGACTTGTTCACCGTCAGGGACGGCTGCCCCCGTGTTGATGCTGAATCTGGTTGTCTCTGCCGAGTACAGAAAGGAAGTCAGTTGGTCAAGGTGGGGAAGAATCTTGTTGTACAGTGCTGGTGGTTGAGAGGGACTGTTACCAAAGAGATACCAACTCCGTAGATTGGAATAATCTGTTTTTCTTGACTCACGGGAGACAAGGCATTTTTGGATTAGCTCCAAATAGAATATTTCTCTGTCTACATCGTTGTGCGGTATTCTCATGTTTTCACCTGTAAATTGTCAGGGTCTCGCATAGTCCCATTCCCTGCTACTGGACCATTGAGTTTACCAGTAGGTGAGGCTTGATTGGGCATGATGCTGACCTGTTCGTCTTTCACGGGTTTGAATTGTCCACCCATGACCGATTTTATGCTAATGTTCCCTGCGTTCCCCCACATGGCTGCGTCCCCTGGGCGTGCCTCATTCTTGGCTTTCATCTGTCTTTCTTGTTCAGCCATTGCTTCATTGGCAAAGTCCAGTTCTTTCTGAGACAAGGTGTTGTTTCTAGTCAAGTAACCAGTCTGATGCTCGCCTTCACGGGTTGCTTTAATATCCGTCATTTTGAAATCTTGTGCAAGCCCTTTTAGGCTTTCATCTGCTTTTTTTGTTCTAGCACTCTTCATGCCAACAGGTTTTAGGTGCACCACAGAGATAGTGCCCTTGCACATTTTCATGGGGCACTCTGCCTCCCAAGCCTCAAATATGCCGTGGTTTTCGCAGTAGTAGTCTCTAAGAATTGCCATTTTGTTACCCTCTTTCGTTGAAATCAATGTCACTGTAGTCGTGACGGTTGGACATACCCACCCTTAGTTTTATTCCTTGGTGAGTAAATGTTAACTTGGTGCTCGGCATAATAGGGCTTACAGGCTCTTTTCTGTAGTCTACATACCTTGTGTTGTTTTGTCTCTTCATCACTCTCACACGCCCTTCTCGCCACTCTCTGTAGGCTTTGTTGACCCTCATCTGAACCATCTCTGTCATGGGTTCACTCTCGTACTTGAAGACATCTAAAAGATGAGAGGGGTGAATACCGCAGAGGTCAGCAAAGAGTTGAATAGAGATACCCCTGTCCTTGTCAGCCAAGAACTTCTTGATTTGACGCTTGAGTTCAATCTTGGGTAGTGGGGTGTTCATTCCAATGTGGCTTTTCTCTCAGCACCATAGATGCCAATGTATTTAAGGTAATTAGAAACATTCTTACCAACTGTTATCTCTTCTGGTGTCATGTTCTCTTGTGACTTGGATACAGCACGGGTAATCTTCATTTGTAAGAGTCTGGGTTGAAGTTGTTCTGCGTAGGCTGCCACTGCCAGAGCAGTTGCTATCACACGGTCATCCTTGCTACGCCCAGGTGCTCCGATAAACCCTTGTTCACGCACAATGCACTTCATTTCGTCTAAGGTGTCCATAGAAACAATGTTCATCATGCCACGCTCAAAGTAATCTTTCATGTAATTGAGCATGCGTTCTTTAGAACTAGCCGTTGTCAACCAGTACATGGAGTTGCCTGGACCACTCATCGAGTCGTTCCTTCTCCAGATGTAACTGGTCATGCTCCCCAAAACATCCTCTAGCCCACGCCCCAAGTCCCCACCCGTGTTGGCAGCTTGTCGTTTAAGGTTCTTCAGTTCATTGATGACCGCCTGACCTGGTCCGTTAATCTCAAGGTTCAGGGTTGAGTTCTTGTAAGCACCCCCTAAGTGAGCAATGACCCAAGCAAACTGGTAGGTGTTCATCTCTGAAGTTGCAAACTCTGCTACTTGGTCGAGACCATCAGCATAGCATCGGAACACTTGAATACAAAATCTGTCTGCCCAGTCTGAGCTTCCGTAAGCAGGGTCAGCTCCAATGACATAGTAGGCGGTATCAACTGGCTCTTCCCAGACTTTAAGAGTGGACAGTCGTTCTGTGGATTTGAGCACCTCGGTGTCTTGGAACAACTGACCGAACACGTA